CGCAATTCCCTTCATGATAATGAGATCTTCTTTGCTAAAATTCCCACTCTTCTCGGCAAGATTGATTAAAATCTTGAAGGCAGCAAGCATGAACTGAGGACTCATTCGTGCATCAAATTTGGCATAATCGCCAGCGATAGCACGTTCCCAGCCATACTTGCCAATGTGCTTGTATAATTCAGTCCATTCGGGTGATTGAACAACTACACCAACTGCACATTCAGTTATGATCTTATTACGCTGGACCAAAGCAGCGAGCGGCAGGTAATATTTCCGAGTGAGGAAAGTAAAAGGAAGGCTCCCTGCTGCAAAAACCCTGACCTTATCCTTGGTCATTTTCTGAGGCTCATCTTTCAATGAAGCTTTAAAGACAGAATTTATGCGCTCACCCTTAAGCAAACATTCCTCCATCTCTGCAACTTCAGAAAAAATTGACTCTTCCATATCACGGGGGCATGAAATTCCCGGAACTTGACGTTCTGATTTGGAAATGAATTGTGTTTTCGGTCCTCTCCCAGGAAAACCAATAGAAGTAGAACAATTCATGGCATTAAAACCCAATGCACCATCAAAACCAGAAAGATTGACATCATCTGATATAATACCAACCTGAGCAAGCTCTTCTTTGGAAATGGATTCAAGCTGGACAGAATAATCTATCACAGATTTCTGCACCAAATCAGATTGAAACTTAGTGGCGGTATTAGTTTTACCTTCCAAATCTACAACCTTGTGTCTCATGTCACCCATCCCCTTAGGTTTTTCATGCTTCTTCTCAATGCCCATAATCTCCGTCACGGCATCAGAAATTAAAGAAGTTACAACTCTACTGCGAGGACTACGTCCAGATTTCGCAGAATGAGCTCCGTAAATGTGGATTTTCGCAGTGGACTCAAGATCATTAGTAGGACACTTATCATGCGGAGCTTTCATAGGTCCAAACTCAATACCCATGGAATTAGTCTTGAGTGGCGTAGCAGAATGTGAGGCCAAAATTCCTGGACGCTTTTCCAGAATTTCTATGGCGTCATAGAGCTGCTTTCGAGTTACAATGCCGGCCGCACCATTAAGACCGCTTCCGGCCAAGTGATGGCCAACAATACAAGGCATACCTCTCACTTCTGCGATAAGTGTTGACATGCACATACCTCCCTGAGTTTCAACGGGGAAAGAATATTTTAATCCCTGAAACATTCCTCCTTCAGTGGTTACAACGCGCCCTCTCGTACCTATCATTTTTGGATACTTGACGAGTTCACCTTCCTTATTGAACACAGTAAAACATTCAACTTTTTTGCCTTCATCAATATCTTTAGGGTAATATTCGATGATGTCTTTATGCAACCCTGCACCTGGACAATGCCATACACAAAAATCTGTACCTGGCAATCGAACAGTCGTTGCACTATCCAATGGCATATTCTGAAAAGTGTGTCCTCCTATTTTAGACAAAGTCGCAAACTCTGTCTTAGAACCAACCATGTGACTGGGTAACAATAGGACATTACTCTTCAAAGGTATAACGTTGCAAAACTTCCCATTGTCTTTCTGAATAATCATCAACTTATTTCCAACTAGTTGAGTAAGGTTTTCAGTAGTAATGGTCCGCGATTTTTCACTGATACCTGCATCACCAAACTTATACTTGCGCTCACGAGTAGCGGTATCCCAGTGTTCGGTTTCACCGTGCCAAGGTTTCATGTTAACCAGGATGGGAACTGGTTTTGAGGCTTGAGCAGAAGGCAGTTCCTTCCATCTCTTAGCTAACTTAATCAAAATACCCCAAATTCCACACGTAACCAAAAAGTAAACAAACTGCATCTTAGTCTTCCAACTCAAACTCTTAATATATTGAGAAGGCAGAGGTACATTTGCAAATCTTTTAATAACACTACAGCGGATCATGCGGAAACGACCGAAAACATAGGAAGTGTAAGTGCACGTAAATAAAAGGAACATCCAAGAACCTCTCATATGCGCCACTGCGTCACATCCAAGTATCATGATAACACCGATAATGTAGTATTCAATACTATCCTTAACAATTTCTTTCAAC